ATCACCGCCGAATACCTAACGCTGGCGCAGGCCGCGCAGGCGTTTGAGTGGTCCTACGATTCCGAAGTGATCACCGAGGAGTCGCAGACGTTCGGCGACACGTGGAAAGAGCGCACGTTGGTCATGAAGTCGGGCACGATCTCCTTCCAGCGCTTCTACAATAACGCCTACTTCGCCAACACGAACCTGGGCAGCTACTACGTGCTCTACCTGTACACGGACCTGGCCGGGAATGACCGCTTCATGGCGGCCGGGCATATGTCGAGCGCTGGCATCACCAGCGGCGAAAACGAACTCATTAAGGAAAACGTCTCCTTCGCGCTGCATGGCGAAGTGGACTTCTCGACCACGTAATGTACTACGACAAACAGGCGCGGGCGCTAGTCGTGCCCGCGTCCGAAATCAACCGCGTTGAGCGCGACGGCGCGGAAATCGACTTCAAGAACGGGTGGGTGCTGAACCTCCCCGGAACCATCACGATCACGGCAAAGGAGCCCAATGAGCAAGATCCTGGACCGCGTACTAGCGGCCGAGCTAAAGACTGAAGACCTGTTTGTCCCACAATGGGGCGAGACGGTTCGCGTGCGCGAGTTCAACGCGGGCGAGCGGGTGGACTTTGTGAAGGATGCCCAAGGCCAGACCCGCGTAGCAACCGTTCGCGCGGTAATCGCGTGCGTGACTGACCCGGAAACCGGCAAGCAGGTATTCGAGCGCGCGCATCAGGACATGCTTCTCACGAAATCGGCGGCGGCCGTCGAGCTCATCGGCGAAAAGATCCTCAAGCTCTCCGGCATCCTCAAGGAATCCGCCGAAGACCTTGAAAAAAACTCACAGGCGAGCGTTTAAGCCTCTTCGCGCTCGCCGAACTCCTCCATATGCCCGTGTGCGAACTCAGCACGCGGATGTCCTCCTCAGAAATGACCGAGTGGGCCGCCTATCTGCGCATTAAAAACGCGGAGATGGACAAGGCCGCGAAGTCCCAGCAAGCCCCTTCTACCCCCACGCGACGCCGGTAAATCATGCCAATACTTTCAAATTTAATCGTAAGAATTGGCGCGACAAGCGACGATTTCGACAAGACTGTAGACCGCTCCCTCAACAAAGTGAAGCGGTTCGCGTCCGACGTCACCGCCGCTGGCACCGCGCTATCCATTGGATTCTCCGCCCCGTCGATCGCCGCTGGCGCCGCCGCCATCAAGGCCGGTTCTGATATGGAATCGCTCACCATGGGCCTCAAGGCCGTGATGAAGACGAGCGAAGCCACGGCCGCCGAAATGGCGAAGCTACGCGATGTGGCGAAGCTGCCGGGGCTCGGGCTAGAGGAAGCCGTCAAGGGCACCATTCGCCTTCAAATCCTCGGCAACTCCGCCAACGAATCGCGGCGGATCATGGCTGAACTCGGTAACGCGCTGGCCGTCGTCGGTGGCGGGCGCGAGGACTTCAATGAGGTGATCCGCCAACTCTCCCAACTGGGAGCCGTCGGCAAGGTCACGAAAGAGAACCTCGACCCGATCATCGAGCGCATCCCGCAACTCGCCGCCATCATTAAGGAAAAGTTTGGCGCCGAAGCGCTGGGTGACCCCGCGAAGACGTTTGAGAAGATGGGGATTTCATCGCAGAAGTTCATCCAGATCATCACCGACGAACTGGCAAAGGGCGAGCGCGCGGGTAACACGTACAAGAACTCCTGGGAAAACATTCAGATGGCCGCGAAGGACGCGGCGGCGGAGTTTGGGAAGACGCTCCTGCCCATCGCGCAGCGTGTACTTGACGACTTCCTGACGCCAGGGATCGAGAAGGCCAAAGCGTTGGCGGGTGAGTTTCGCACTTTGCCACAACCGGCCCAAGATTTTGCGCTGGGCCTTAGCGCTATCGCTGTTGCTGCCCCGCTGGCCATCACTGGCGTTGCGCTCATGATTGAAAAGACGGCAGTCATTACCGCCGCAATGCTAAAACTGTATAGCATCTTCGGCACTGTCACGGCTGCTATTGGAGCATGGGGGCTGGCGGCTGGAAATTATATTGCCGCGATGGCCGGGGTGCAGGCGGGAACCGCAGCAGCTACGGCAGCACTCGGATTGTTCTATGCGGCGGCGGTTGTTGCTGCCGGCTCTGTTGTGTATTTGCTCGGCACTCTCAATCAGCTATGGGACGCAGAGAAGAAAGTTGCGCAGTCGTCAGAAAATATGACGTTTGCCGGAGCACGTCTTGCGGAAGCTATTCAAAAGCAGGGCGGCGCTGCGGCTGCGCAGCTCAAGATTTACGATGGACTGCTTGCAGCCGGGGTAATGACCCAGGAAACATATAACAATAAGCTGCGAGAGTTGGCGAAGGGGCTAACAACACTCCCTCCGTTGAATCGGGATGCCGGTAACTCCCATGAAGACGCAGCGAAAAGCGTCAATATTCACGCGAAAGCCATGGCATCGGCGAAGCTGCCGGCGATGGAACTACTGGCGCTGTTTGACATGTTCCGCGATGCCGACAAAAAGAAGTCGGACGCGGTAAACCACATGTCCGAAATCATGCAGAAGTACGAGGCGGTAACCGTCACGTCAGCACTGCGCGTTGCCAAGGCGCTTGATCTGCTTTTCATCTCCTATCGCCAACTATCCGACGCGCCCGACCTCGGAAACCTGAACGGTATCGACTTCTCGAAGCTGCCCAAGGCACAGATGCCAACATTTCAGGGGCCTGAGAACGTCGGCATGATGAGCGACTTTCCCGGCATGGGCAAAGCCTTCCCGAATATCGGGCCGACTGGCATGATGACGCGGGAGCAACTTGAAGCCCAAAAGCAAAAAATGAAGGAGCTGGGCAAGGTAGGCAAAGCGGCCTACCAGCAAATTTCCACCGTCGCCACGGACTTATCGCGCGGCATCACCGACCTGATCTTCAAGGGCGGCAAGCTGGGCGACATGTTCGCCAACGTGGCGAAGCAGGCCGCGCAGTCCATCACGCGGCTGCTCATTGAAGGCGCGCTGAAAAAGCTAACCGACAAGCTCTTCGACGTCGGCGGGCTGATGGGCAAAGTGTTCGGCGGTGGCACTGGCGTTGTCAAGTCCGTGACCGACGGCATGGGTGATCTTGGCGGAGCGGCCGGGAAAGTCAGCGGCGGTATCGGTGGCGCAGCCTCTGCGGCCAGCGGTAGCTTGACCGCCGTCGTCGGGGCCGTCGGTTCCGTCGTCTCGGCAATTTCCGGTGTGATCGGAAACTTCCAGATGATGGCGATGAATAAAGTACTCGACATCATCGCAAAGCACACACTCCAAACCGCAAATGACCTAGCCAACCTCCGCGCCGATGAATGGCTCCGCGAAGGTCACCTGATGGCCAAATTGGACGACATGTGGAAGACCAACCTGGGCATCTACGACCTTCTTGGCCGCGGTGCGGTGGCGGGCGGCGGCGCGTCGGTCGTTATCAACCTCAACGGCGGCGATCCGAAAGCCGCGCTCGAAGAAATCACTCGGACCCTGAAGCAGTACGGCGTCATCCCACGCGGCTAACCCTTGCCAACCCCCATCGTAAAAATCGACGGAACCACCGTCTCAGCGCAGCAGGGCACGCTAGATATGTCCTACTCGCTCGGCTCCCGCGCCGGGTTAAGCGTGACGGTTATCAGCGAAGACGGCAGCTATCGCCCGGTCGTCGGCAAAGACCTCGCACTATTCGAGGGAGCGACGAAACTATGGGCTGGCTCAGTGGACGAAGTGGACGAATTTTCGATCACGGAAGCCAATCCAACTGGGCGGTATTACGCCATCCGCGCGGTGTCATGGGAGCAATACCTAGACCGCCGCTTCTGCTACAACACCAGCACCGGCCGCCCGCTAATTTATGAGCGCAACTTTGAGTACACCGCCAACGCGGGCACGGACACGCTGACCTGCACGGTGTCGCATAGCCTTAGCAACGGCGACAAAGTGCGCGTCAAGGCGCACGCCAACGGCACGGTTCCGGGCGGGCTCTCGGCCACCGTCGAATACTTCGTGATCTCCGCCAGCGGCGCGGCGCTGCAGCTCTCCCTCACCAGCGGTGGCGCCGCCGTCAACATCACCGACGCCGGCACGCTCGACCAAATTCTCATCACCAACCGGGCCGGGCTGATTGTCTCAGCGTTGCTGACCGACGCGGCCACGTCCGAGCCAATCGGCACCGCCAACATCGACAGCGGCGCCGTGGTGGATACCGTCATTTTTGACGCCGGAACATCCGTCTCAGAAGCCATCGCCGCCCTTGCCGACGCCTCGAATTATGTGTGGTGGATTGACGAGGAGCGCGATCTATTTTTCAAGCCGCGCACCTTCGCAACGGCGCCGTTTTCGATCAACAACACTAGCGGCAACTATCGAAACATTCGCGTGCGCACGACGCGCGAAGACAAATGCAATTCCGCGCTCGTCAACGTCGATATCGAGCAAATCGGGTATGAGGACGAATCCTTCACTGGCAACGGCTCCACGGTCAAATGGTCCCTCGCTAACCCAGTCGGGCAGATCGTCCGCATCCAGGTGAACGGCGAGGACAAAGAGTTCGCCCAATGGCTGACCGACTCCGACCGCGACTACTACTACGAAATCGGCAAGGTCTACATTCGGCAGGATGCCGACGAAACCGTGCTCACGGCGGCCGATACGCTCCGCGTGGTATACCGCAAGTTCGGCGCAAACACCATTGCCGAAGAGGATAGCGCAGACATCTCCGCCACCGCCACGCTCGAAGGCAATAGCGGCATCTACGCGCTGCCGTTCGACCGGCCAGGCATCGGGCAGCAACAGGCCAGCGTCGAAGGCTTGGCGCTGGTGGCGGCGCGCAAGAACAACGCCGTCGAGATCACCTACGAAACCGACCAGCAAGTAGAGGCGACATGCCACACGCTGCGGCCGGGGCAACTCCAGACCATCGAAAACAGCTACTTCAACGTCGCCAGCGGAACGTACCTCATCCGCGAAGTTTCCCTACGCGATGTTTACGGCCAATGGCTCCAATTCACCGTCAAGGCCATCAGCACAAACCGGCTGGGCGGAGCGGTGGAGTTCTGGAAGGCCATGGCGGGCGGCTCGTCTGGCGGCGGCGCCACGGGCTCGTTTGTTGCTGGCGGCTCGACCGGAACAGGCGGCGGCTCGACGCCAATTGAGATAACGCTGACGGCCAACACCACCATCGCTAGCCCATATACGCCTACGGCGGCGGACCTCCTGACGCTTTACGTGACGCAAGGCGCTGGGCCATATACGATCAGTTTTGACTCTGACTTTAATACAAATTTTGGCTCAACGATCCCCGGAAAAGATGGCGCGGTTACATGCTTCCAGTTTCGGGGCCGTGCTGACGGTAAGTGGTGGGCGGTGTGCGCTCCTTACTCGGTGCTCTATGAATAAACCCTTCATCCTTTGCGCCCTGGCCGCCCTGGCGGCGTTCGGGCAGTCACAGACGCCTCTTACCATCACCCAAAGCGCCGGAAGCGCCACGGGCGAACTGCGGATGCAGGAGCGGCGCACGAACGGACAGAACTACGTGGGCATCCGCGCGCCTCAATCAGTGGCGTCATCGACCGTCTGGACCCTTCCGAGTGCCGACGGCACCAGCGGCCAATGCCTTCAAACCGACGGCTCTGGCCAGTGGGGCTGGGCCGCTTGCATTATCAACGGCGGCAACACCACCGGGGCAACGCTGACCATCGGGAC